CGTCAAATACAAAATACCCCGGGTCAAATCCGGTCTTGTAGGAGATAATGGACAGTAAAAAATTGATTCCTTCCGTCCTGTTCTGCACCTGGAGCGTTGGTGTCCACTGGTCTATTGTGCTGTTACTGTTTATCCCCATATCCAGGCCTTGCAAAAACCGTGGCAGCTTAATACCCATGTTGATTGCGTAGTCAATAGCTGATTGAGCCACGAACATGATAGGCTTGCTGTCCTCTGTTTCCACGCCCATGTTTGACATTGCAACATCCAGCCAGCGTAACTCCTCTATGCACTCACTAAAGATTGATACACCAAGTGGGCTTTCTGTGTCTACCGTGTTGGAGTATGGTGTCTTTATATAAGCAAACAAGGGCTTCTCCATGTTCTCCATGGCGGCTTCCGGCTCTATGTCGGCCCATTTTGTTTTTGCCAGCGGAATCTCCCGGCCTAACTCCTCTACATCATCCGACACAAACGCTTTGTTCGACACCCGGTACACATTTACACTTTCTGTTTCGCCTGTTTCCTCATTCCGCACATTGTGTGTTTCCGTCCGGTGGTACTCTGCCCGGGTGTAAAACTTCTTGCCCTCGGCATAGTAGCTAAAAAATATGCACCCGGTGATTTTCCCGTTGCTGTCAAAATCTGTTACCAAAAATCTGTCCGGCGAAATGTAGTCTATTCCTTTGCCGTTCCACTTTGCCATCACGCCGCCCAGGCGAATCATCCGCTCCATTATCTCCTGTGCATTGGTCAAAAAATGGCTGTCGATAGCCGATTGGATAAACCCGGCCTTTTCGCTTGTTCCGTAGGCCGACTGCACCTTTATATCAATGTTTTGCGTGATAAGGCTTGCCAGCTCCCGGGCCACCGTATTACTAAAGCTGATGGTCTTAACATCATCCTTGCACCATGGAGGTTTAAGCCCGTTTGCACCCTCAAGCTGTTTCCATGTCTGTATGGCTGTTTCCATCTCACTCGATAGATACGTTTTTACATTAAAAGCCTTATCTGCGTCCGTCTTAAATAACATCTTGATTTTGTCCCTCACAAAGTTAAAAATGCCCATCTGCAATATCTCCGTTTTGAGTGTGCATTTCCGGCGGCATACATCATGTACACCGCCAGCTATTTTTTTATCTTCGGCGGGGAAATCTGCCACCTACCGCCTAGCAAGGTGCGACCTTGCCTAATGTACGCCGTGGAGTTGCACCACGTCCGGCCTATACTGCCACACACAGCACCGCCTGTCACGGCTTGCCCTCCGCAAAAGACAAGGTTGATTTTCACCCCTTATGTATAGTGGGATAGTACACAAGGGGCATAATTATATGCCGGTGTCAGCCTTTTGTGGCTGATAGATACCCCACGGAGTTTTTGACGCTCCTTGACAGCTCTCGCTATGGGGTTAGAGGAGGTATATCCAAAAATTAGATATTGTCATATTATATCAAATCGACCTGCTAATATTGCAGTGCAAGCCTTGGTATATCTGCTGTAAATGTATAATTAAATCCGTCCCAGTAGTCATTGATTGATCCTATGTTTAAGTCCTCCACGGTGTCCTCTTTCTCATCATCCCATTTTAACTCTGACAATGCTTTGATTAGCCCGGTGCAGTCCTCACATATCCACAGGCGGCCTGTACGCAATAGTGTATCAACCACTCGCACCCGGTTTAGTATCGTGTCCTTGTCACACCCCTGCATCCTGGTCTTAAGCCTGTTAGTGTTGACCGTCTGCTTGAGGTCATATATCAGCGTTGACGCTGCATTGTCACCATAGCAATCCTGGATATATCCGTAGATGGATTCCATCCGCCGGAAGAACTCCAGGTACTTGTCCTGTATCTGTGTGGTGTTGATCTCCTCGCAGATCGGGAGCTTTTCCTCGCCCAGCACTATCAATTTTTGGTAGCCCTGGAGGAATCCGGTACAATAGTATGTTGTCCTTGACTTGTTACCGCCGAAATCAATACCTATCGTTTTTTTGGTAAATCGGTATCGGCAACTACCATCATCATTAAACAGATCTTTTTTACTAATAATATACGGTTTGGGATTGTCTGCAAAGTATTTAAAGATAAGTCCCTCTGCCGCCGTCCTGGCTCCCAGGATGTCTCTCTTATACCAGACCGTACCCTTGTCGTAGGTCTTTAATATATCCCGCAGCTTGCTATTACTGATACTCAAATTGTCTGCAATCGTAAAGTGCCCGTAATTGTAGCCATATCCCGGGTCAAGCTTCTGCTGGCTGTCGTGGTAGTCCAGTATCTCCTCATAGTACCAGTTATTAGGGGCTTTGGGGTTTAGGTCATGGAATATCCGCCGCTCATCACTGGACAGTGTCCGGTCAAATACCTCTTTGATAAAGTTGGGGTGGCACTCGTTAGCCTCCGTAATGTAGGCCATGCCGTAGGTGTTACCCTTTATCAGTTTCTCGTCCCCGTCCTTGCCGCCGCCGGATATAAGCACTATCTTTTCCCCAGTTTTGGTCTGCACATACACACAATCACGGTTTTGATACTTTCCAGGCCTACATCTGCTCTCAAAGTAGTTTAGTAGGCCGTAGCCATCACAATCCAGGATATTTAGCCGGGCTGTTGCCGTGGACACACCGCCAATCAGATGTATGCGGTTTTGGTGCACCTCCAGCATTGTACAAAAGATAAAGGTCTGTAAGACATTTTTTCCACCACGCTTGCCCGTCAGCCTCCCTCTGCCACGTTAAACCATGATAAGAAGCACTTTTTCATGTATTCGTTTTGCTTATTCGTGAATGGGGCAGGGAAATTCATTGTACCACCACCTTTTCGAATTTATATCCATAATATATCCCATCTGTTTCAATCGCCCGTAATATATTCCCACCAAATGTTTTTCGTTTGCACTTTATATCTTCAAATTCTTTCAAAACATCATACATCCCATAAATGCTGCTAGATATATATTCATTTCCGTCTTTTCTTGCAATCAATCCTATATTTTGGCTAGTTAATCCGCTTTTTACAGCATGATTTATATTTTCTTTCCTTGTGCACCATTCTAGATTTAATAAATTGTTATTTTTTTTATTACCATCTATATGGTTTACATCAAGTTTGCAAGCATTTTTGTTTGGTTTAAATGCTTCCATTACAATTCTATGTACCTTGCATTTTTTTCTTTCATTTCCTTTGTATAAATCAACTACACAATAACCATTTTTATCACAAAATTGCTTTCTTATATGCCCTTTTACTGTTCTTTCGAATTCATTTATTTCTATCTCCCTATCATTAGACTTAATTATTCCAGTATCACTAACGGAATAAATTCCTTCATATCCTTTTACATCTTTCCAAACCATAATAATCGCTCCTATTGTTGCTGAAAATTATTTATTTTTTTCATTTTATAATTGTGCCGGATAATTCATCAGCCGCCAGCTCCCGGCTTATCTCCTGGTGTGCTGTCACTCTCCTGTTGCATTGATGTACTCTCTCCGTCCTCAAAGTCCTCTATTGACCTATCCGGTGCCGGGGCTTTGATAACCTCTGCCAGTGTCTGCATATTTTTAAGCAACTCCACAACATCATCCGCCCGGTTGACCTCGCCGTCCCAGCCTTTAAAGTTGTTCCGTAGGCTAAATTGTGCCCCCCGGGATCCTGCATTGTCAAACAATCTGCCCTCGGTGTAAGCCTCCACTCTGGCCTTCGCACGGGTAACGGTGTCAAAAAATGGCTCTCTTTGCTGGTAGTTAATCAAATCCTGTCGGCTGTTTAATCCAATGGCAAGTGCAAGCCCTGTAATTGTCGGAGGTTTGGGCTGCACCTTGTATAACGGTACTCCTAATTTGGTAAAGCATTGGTTACCGTCCTTATCCAGTAACGGCACTCCCTCGCAATCATCAAAATATTTAGCAATCCGCTCCTCCCTCTCCTCCGGGTTCTTTATAATCAGCGGCCTACCTGTGCTTGTACCGTCTGGCATCTTATCACCTCTTTTGCTGCAAATATATAACCATCATTTATACTATTTTAATTTTATCATGCTTTTTATTTGATTTTGTACCATTTTTCACACAAAAAAAAGCCGTATATTCATCACAGCTTCTTTTTGTTTTTATTTTTTTAAAGTCTCCACGCATTGTCACCGATTGCTATTCCTAGCCGCTTGTAACCACTGTATAAGTAGCCGCCCCTATTGCTTAAATCCCTATCTAAATATATATTTCCTTCCTCGTCCTCCAGGTATCTCTCATGTTCTCCTTGGTGTTCTTCTACTCCGTCCGCCAGTTCCACGTTTATTTTTTCCGGCTCCATGTCTTCATCCGGCCAGTACTCATTAAGCGTTAGATGTCTCTCTCCATTTTTATGGTAAATGATAAACATGGTTATTATTTTTTTCACGGTGTTCATTTCCTCCACAAAAGAATCATAGGATTCTTTTCCATCGTCCATTTCTTCTACAGCAAAATCATATCTTTTCCCGTCATACTCTGGGTTTCTTTTTTCACCATCCAGATAGATTTCAGCGTCTTCCTTTTCATAAAATTTTCTTGCCTGTTGCTTGCTATCTGCTTCAAAATCTCCATTGCTGCTCATGTACTGGACTTTTTCGTCTTTGCCCCAATTCTTTTTTTCAATTTTTTTAATAACCCATACCTTCATTTTCTTTCCCTCCTGTGATTTTGTGTTCCCCCTGTTTCTGGCTATATAATCGGCTCCCCTGTTTCCCGGTCAATAAACTTGATTTCCAGCTCTGCGTCCAGTGCGTCCGCTATCTTTTCCAGCTCCGACACTTTAAAAGTGTTCCGCTTATATTTATTGTTTACATTCGCCGGTGTCTGTCCCATCCTCCGGGCCAGTTCCG